TCAGTTTTTCTGCCCGCCCACTACTGGTACCACTTTTACTTTCCTGTCATAAATTGCCGTTTGTCGCGAGTTCTTATGGCCGGAAATTGCCTGTTTCTCTTCAAGGCTACCTTCCAGGTCTGAAATGCCTTTTGCTTTCAGATCGTGGAAAGTGAAATCAATCGACAGGTGAGGGTACTTTGCCTGGGCTGCGAGTTTTGCCTCTCGCCAGCGGGAGTTAAAACCATCACGGGTATATTTGCTTCCACTGGGTTGATGGATTAGGAACAAACTTCTTATGCCTGGTTTAAGTGGTAACGCGCGTGCCAGCGAAACCGCTGCGCGTAAACGAGGTGTCCACGCTTTGATCTGCTTCACGCCAGTTTTACCCTGGCAGATAAATATCCCCATATCGCTGATCTGCTCTTCACTTAAAGACAGGACATCGCTTTGCCTGGCAACGCATAAATAAGCGATCTCCATTGCTGCACGGACCACATCAGCCCCAACCTCATATACAGCATTGTATTCTTCATCCGTTACGTAGCGCTCACGTGATACTTCCTTAAATTGCTTTACCCCCTGGCATGGATTTCTTTCTACATGCCCACGTTCATAACCCCAACGAAATACCCGCGAAAGGAAACTCTTTTCCCTGTTTGCCTGCGTTCGGCTGGAAATACCACGCTGATCCATATAACGCCGAATGTGCTCGGGTTTTATTTTTTTTGGGTCTGTTTTGCCAAAAACCGGTAATACCTTACACGAATATTTCGTGTAATCCTTCCTGGTCTCCGGTGACAAATCCATAAAGTCAGGGGAGGCCATAAACATATCGGCAAGGTTTTGGAAGGTATTTTTCCTAACTTCTTCGCCCACTGCTTTTTCGTATGCCAACCAGACAGCTGCCTGTGTTTCTTCAAGGGAACACAGGCGTACGGCTTTATTATCTTTGGTCCGAAACTCATAGGCAGCTTTGCCGCGATATACTCGCGGTGGCATCCAGTTATCGGCGGGGTTTTTACGCTTTCCGGCCATCAAATACGGCTCCGAAATTTGGTTCTTCATCCTCGCGCACCGGGGAGGTTTCCTGGTTGCGGTATTTTATGGGGTTCATGAAATGCCCCCATGTTGTTTTAGGGTGGCCGTCAGCTCTTTCCATAAAGAATATCCCGGCTCGACGCAGGGCATCACACTGTTTTGATTTAAGTGGCGTCCCCGTCAGTTCTATCATCTCTTCTCTGGTGATGATGTCGTGATCGTGTCTCATGGTCTTTCCTCAGCATGCGGTATATCGCATCGTCAGCGTCACTACATGCGCGTTCTATGTCTGACCTGGTCAGAGTCTTCTTTCGTACACTCGCTGATAATTTTCCGATCTTGGTATCAAAGTCTGAGAGCAAAATTGTCCCGGGTTGCCAGTGCAGCATTGCGGCCTCCATTGAGTTGTTGAGGCCACAATGCTATCGGCAGAGAGGGATTAATTCTGATTACGCTTAATCAGGTTATCTTTCAGGAACGCGCCTTTCTCTCGTGTAACCTTGACGTTCTCCGGAAGATGTAACCCCAGCTCACTGCGGCTACGCGCTTCGATGATCCCGTTTGTTCCATCCGGAAACACCACGTGTACCGCATCACCCCTTTTTAGAGTCAGTTTCAGCATAATTAGCGCACCTGTAGGGAGCGTTCGCCGATTTCCAGATGCGCACCCGGTACCGGATTAAGCAATTCCTCTGGAACCTCACCGCCATCGGCTTTGATCTGTTCTGCCGCCGCTTCGGCTGCCTCTATCCGTTCTTTGATAGCCTTTTTGTCAGGGGCGATTACCGTCTGAACGTCGACCACTTCGTCAGGCAATGCGTCAAGATTATCGATCACAACGCTTACCGAACCCTGACGAGCTGTAAAGGTGTTCCTGGGCGTTTTCAGTTTATCGAGGCCAGCACCTAACAGACATGACAGGATGTATTTGCGAAGTTGCTTGTCTTTATTTTCAAAGGACTTTTTGCGCTCAGCCAGACGCTTCATCTCTTCGTCGCAGGTTTTAGCATTGCCCAGGTTGTTGCGCGCCACCACCATAACGGCATCAAGACGGTCAGCCAGTTCGCCTTCAATCCCTTCCAGGGTGTCGGCGATCATCTCCGGCGTCAGTTCGTCAGAGGTTTCCAGCAGGTTTAACAGGCTGGAGTAATCATTTGCTAATGCGATTGCAGTTACCTTGCTCATGCTGTTTTCTCCTGGGCTTTATTCAGTTCTTTCAGACGTTCGTCTTTGATAGTGGTCAGGCGGCGCAGGCGTTTACTCAGGTAGTTAGCATGCTGGCTGTCACCTTTAACCTCAGCGTCTTTACGGTGCACTTCTACTTCACGGGCGATAGATGCAAAAACTTTTGTAACTTCGTTGGCAGATACACCGGTTGCCAGCGTGTTTGCCACCCGTGTGAGCTTGTCGTCCAGTTCCTGGCGCAGGCGTGCAGCATCCTCTGCGTTATCGCTGGCATTTTTAAGTGCGAATTCTTCTTTGTTTTTCTGCCGGTACTCAGGGTTGTCATAGAGACCCATAAATATATCGGCGCTGAATCCGAGCGAAGAGAGCGCCTTTTTAGTCGCATCGGTAAGTGATTTTTTAGTCGCTTCGCCGTCGCAGGTAGGGCCGTATTTACTCCCGTAAAGATAAGGGGTACAGCCGAATGAAATCTCTTCACCGCGCACGCCGTTACGCACATACCAGAGACGGATCTTTATCACGTGATGTTTCTCTGTGAGGTAGCCACCAATGCCGTCTGGAATAAGTTCCCACGTATTGTTCCCGTCCAGCCCTTTGACTGTCCGGGTTATCGGCGCACCATCGTCAAAACGTTCTTCGAGAATATCGACTCCCCAGCCAATACCTTTCGGGCCAAATTCACGGGTGGCCAGCATCGTCATGTAGGTACCGTTGATCGATGTGCCGCCACCGTTCTGAGTAAACTGTTTTGTGAAACGCTCATCAGTTTTAAAAACACGCTTCCACAGGTCGAGATTTTCCATCTCGGTACCGGTGCGTTCGGTGATACTCTTTTCAACGTCATTAACGTTAGGGCGAGGTTCTTCTTGCACTAACGGCTCTGCTGGTTGCCCTGCACTATTAGCTTGCTCGCCGCTGCTCTGTTCCTGCTCTGATTCACTGGCGTAAACGCTGTAGCCCATTTTATTAAGCGTTTCACGTGCGGCCTCAGCCTGGGAATCGGTTACCACTTCCGTTTTTTCCACCTCACTTGATGTGTTCTGCGGTGTGGTCTGAGTTTCTGTTTTTACCCACTTAGGATCGGCAGGGTCGCTTATATCTTCAACATATTCACCCCGCCCGGCTGCCAGTGATTTACTGATTGCATCCGAATCAGTTGGATCCTGTTCAAACACGCCATTTTCGGCAAGCCAGTTGTCGATGTAACGGCGCAATGAGTCGGGGAAGTGATGGGTATCTTTCGCCGGCACATTCTGAATCACGCCAAAAATAGTGTTTCGGGAATACTTGAGGATCTGCTCAGTAGTGCGCAGCGCCATGGACCAGCGTTTAAAGTCTTCCCGGTCTTCTTCAATGAGGATCTCCGCCTGGCGCAAAGCGCTGACAGATACAGTGGTCGCTGGTTCTATTGGCAACAGCGCGAGAGCGATTTCCTGGTCCAGTGTGGCATATGTGTGTTTGTATCCGCGCTGTGGTGCCACCTGGTCTGGGGTACTATCTTCCGTGCTGGTGCTGGTGCTGGTGCTGGTGCTGGTGCTGGTGCTGGTGCTGGTGCTGGTGCTGGTGCTGGTGCTGGTGCTGGTGCTGGTGCTGTTCTGAGGCAGCATTTCTTCACGCTTACCTGGGTTGTCAGTCCATTTTTTAATAAACGAGTAAAGCGCGGCGCCGCCGGGTAACTGGTTCTCAAACTTAACGTAAATTGCCTGTAGGAGATTATTAAGCCCCTCCTGATGCATGTAGTGAACAGGCGGATGCGCTTCCATCGCATTGATGATGTAACGATTTAAGCGATCATCCTCCTCGTCACCGTACTGGCTAGTGTTTTCGAGATTATCAAGATAGTCACAAACCTGGGAATAAATCTCCCCATCCAGCTGGGCGAGGCCAAATAACACCACCGTTGCGAAGCGTTCGCGCGGTGAAATAGTCATGAAGTCTAATTTTTCATCATTGTCAGGAAGGTGGCTCATCCCGCCATTTGGTTCGGCGATTGCCATCCACTTTTCGCCATCGAACGTATGGGATTTAGCAAAGTGCTCGTCAAACTTGCCGATCTCCGGGTGAGGCTGATCAGCTGTGTTTTCCCATATTTCAGGTTTAAAGAAGTTATCGCCGTTCGCGGGATAGTGCTCCCAGAGCTTACCCGTCACGATACTTTCTGCGATTTTTTTGTTGGGGGCTTCCACGCTGATCGCCAACGCAACGGCACCATCTTTGATGGCCGATTTTTTCGGCTTAAACAGGCAGTTGTAAATTGAGATTGTCACTTGGTCTTTCCTCTTCGGTTACTGGCGCGGGTCAGGCGCCGTTATCAGAACGGGATATCACTTTCCTGGATTGTTGAATGGTCGATGCACAGCAGTTGCTGGATCTTGTCTTCTATGAAAGCGACACGCTGGTGAGCCTGATCGACAATCGACGCCTTTTCTTTCTGGAGGCGTTCGACTTGTTTACCGATGATATCTATCGGTTCCGGCTGGTTTATCTCAAGGCAAACAGTGCGCGTTTCCAGCAGCACGTAAAGATCCGGATAGTTTTGTGACATGTCACAGGTATGAACCAGATAGAGTGCCGGAACGTGGGGGTTAGCAGATACGTGGATGTACAGTGTTACTTGCAGGGGTAGCGCTTCCATAGCGGCTCCTTACTGATGTATAATTCGAGCCGATCAGCGGCTCATGTCGTTGGTCTTTCCTCGGTATAGGGTTGGTCCCCTGTACCACCTCCGGGCGGTTTGGTCACTGTCCCGGGTAAAGAAGCCCACTTCGGTGGGTTTTTTTACATCTTGTGCCCGTCTTTCCGGGCTGTCAGGGCTGGTCATGCCCGTTGGTCTTTCCTCGTATTCATTGCCGTGAAAAAAAGTGCCCCTCATGGAGACGAGGCAAAGACTACACACAGCAATTTTGGATTCGTTGCGGTCTTTCCCGCATGTCATCGTACTGGCGGCGACCCGCGAATTTGGTGCCTGTCTTTCCAGACTGTCAGAACGTTTTTCTGAACAACTGCCGCGTGGTTAGTGCGTCGTTGATGTGATGTAATTTAGATAAATCTAACAACTAGGTCAATGTGGAAATTAGATAAATTGAACAGTATGGGCGCAAAAAAACGCATCCATATGATTAGGAAGGAATTATTTTTGTTTGCGTGCTTGCAGTAACTCTTCAAATAAACGATTGAAACCGTCTACTTTTTCACGAAGTTCCGTTAAATGTCGCTCTTTTTCAGATTCTGGGAGTGAAGAAAAGAGGTTTAAAAGCTCTGTTTCTCGTTCATCTAACGGTGGCGGGGTGTCTACCGGGGTTCCTGGGGTGGCAGCTTCATCGCCGTAAAGTATCCAGGTAGGGCTGCATTGAAGTGCGTTACTTAAAGCGAATAAGTTTTTTCCGCCAGGCTCACTATCGCCAGTTTCCCACTGGGAGATAGTGACGTGCGCGACGTTAACCAGCTTCGCTAAAGCGCGCTGAGTAAGTTTGAGATCTTTTCTACGCGCTCTGATGCGCTCACCTGGCATTGTCATAGTTAGATAATTCTAAATTCCCTTGACTTCGTTATCTCGAACACCTAATTTGTTAGAAAAATCTAACAGGAGGGTGTTTCATGTTAACAACTGATGCGATCAAATATTTTGGCAGTAAGAGAAAACTGGCTGAGGCCGCTGGCGTTAAGGCTCCTACTGTCTATGCGTGGGGGCGTTTGGTTCCTGAAGGTAAAGCGGCTCGTTTGTCTCTGATGACTGATGGCGAACTTGTTTATGACCCAAAGGCTTACCAATTGTCAGCAAAATCAGCTTAACAGTTGTCGGCATCGAAATCTGATTACGCATAATCAATTTTCAGCGACAGGAGACGCGAAGGAAGTGGAAAACCTCGAAGAACTGAAACGGGAGATATTCAACTGGGCAGTAGAGCGCGGGCAGGAACATGTTGCCATCGAAATCACGCGCATGTGGTTTCGATTGGGTGGTAACACCAGCACGGTAAAGCTTCACCAGATGGAAGATCCAATGGGTAACGCCGACTGGCGGGCCATAAACAACAATCGCCAGCAAATTTTTCGCTGGTTACGTGGCGACACCAAAGCGGCAAGAGCCAAAACAAGAGCGCTGGCAAAGGCGATGGAAGCTGCATTGCCCGCAGAACGATACGCGCAGCTGGGAATGACTACTCAGCATTTGATATGCGTAGCGATACGCGAGTTTGCCGCGGCGATCATAGCGCTACTGCTGGATGCCAGGGATAGACCGCAGAAGATAGCCCAGGCATTACAAGCCATCCAGGAAACACAGCGCCTGACCAGCGTTTAACTGTGCCGAGGAAAGACCAACATGCTTAATTCAATTGACCGCATTACCTGGCGGAACGGCTTCCGTTTGAATGGCGCACCGGCTGTCATGGAAGACATCGAAGATATTTTCGAAGGTCGCCGTGCAGCTGCGTTATCTATCTGGGCGCAGTATGAAAAACTGAAAGAAGAACTCCGTGAAATGGAACTGTCACCTGAGGAGTATCAGGCGGCATGTCGTCAAATCGCTGAAACATTGGGGATCTGATTATGAGTATGACCCTGATGGCCCGTGCGATGGCAATTAAAACCGGAAACCCAATCCGCAAACTAGTGCTGATCAAACTGGCTGATAATGCCAATGACAGCGGTGAATGCTGGCCGTCTTACAAACATATCGCTGAACATTGCGAGTGCAGCAAGAGCGCTGTTCGTGATCACATCGATGCGCTGATCGCTATGGGCTTGCTGGTGAAAGAAAACCGCCCTGGCGTCAAAAATGGCAAGGGTAATGCGTCGAATCTGTATTACATGAAACTCGATAACCCTATGCCGCCAAAAAGCATAGCCCCTATGCCGTCAAAAAGCACAGGTGTGCCGCCAGAAAGCACACCCCCTATGCCGTGTGGCGGCACCAGAACCAGTCACTCTTTTGAACCAGTCAATGAACCTAAAGATCCCCCTAACCCCCAAATGGGGGAGAGCGAGGAAATTATTCTCGCTGACGCGAAAAAAGCGCTCGAGTTTTATAACGACTGCACCGGTACCCGTTGCCGTGACGTTAAACCATTTGTGCTGATGCTGACGCCAACCCAAACTCGTGAAGGTTACACCCTGGCCGAGTTGCAGTTGGTTATCCGCTGGGTTCTGGCTACATGGCATCGCCGCGGCTCTGGCGCGCCGAAGCCAGCAAATATCTGCCGGGTGAACCGGTTCGACGGTTATCTCGCTGACGCTGAGGCCTGGGCCACCACAGAGGCGAGTATTGATCCGGTTGCGGTTGTTGATGCCTACAACGAGATTTTCGCTGACGTACTTCCTGCTGCGACCCTTGACGCTGATCGCCGCCAGAAAATTACGCGGCTTGCGGCTCACATGATGAATAAAACCACTGGTGCGTTTCTGGGGTACCTGGAAAAGTTCCGCAATACCGCGCCAGATTTTTACTTTGGGGGTGAGCACCACGACGGCTGGCGCGCCAGTTTTGATTACCTCATGAAACCGGAAACACTGCGTAAAACAAGGGAAGGTGCACTGTGAGTCCTCAGGATCTCGAAGCCTGTGTGCTGGCTGGTCTGCTGAATGGCGGTGCAACGCCAGACGCGTTCGATGTGATCGCCAGCACACCGGAGGAATCATTCAGCATTGGATTCCATCGCCGCGCTTTCAGTGAGATAAAAAAACAGGCACTGGCGAACGGCATGATCGATATGCTTTTCATCAGCGAGGCGCTGGGCGGTTCAAGCCTGGCCGATTTGTCAGAAATTTCCCGCATCCCCGCCACGGTACCAAACCTGAAAGGGTATGCAGGGAAAATGGTCAAAGCATGGCGTAGCCGTGCGCTGGCGAAACTGCTGCAAGATGGGGCTGACGGCATCCGGCAGGCGTCAAACCAGGAACAACGCGATCAGGTGGTCGAGAACGCCGTCGCGCAGCTGCTGGACATGACTGCTGACACTGGCGACATTCAGCCAGTACATATCAACGAGCTTTTGCCTGTTTACATGGATACCGTGCAGAAACGAATGGATGGCGATGAATCGACCCGCAATTTGCTGACGGGCATTTCGGATCTCGATAGCGCCACTGGAGGGATCAACCCTCAAGATCTTATTGTCGTTGCTGGCCGACCGGGAATGGGTAAAACAGAGTTCGCGCTCACTGTGGTGGAAGGTGTAACGGCTAAAGGCGGCGGCGCGCTGATTTTTAGCATGGAAATGGCGGCTACGCAGATCGTTGAGCGCTCTCTGGCTGGCGCCGGAAACCTTTCCGTATCGCGTCTGCGCAACCCGCAGGATATGTATGACGAAGATTGGGCACGCTTAACATCAGCGATGGCCACACTCAACGATCGTGATATCTGGATTGTTGACGCTACCGATCTGACCGTCGAACAAATTCGCGCCATTGCGGAAACGCACAAACGCCGCCACCCGCATTTAGCGATGATTATGGTTGACTACCTCGGCCTGATAAAAAAACCGAAAGCAGAGCGTAACGATCTCGCTGTCGCGCATATTTCGCGAAACCTCAAAACGATGGCTATGCGCCTGCATACGCCCACTTTCGCGCTGAGCCAGCTATCCCGCGCAGTTGATGCGCGCCCGGCAGCACTGCGCCGCCCAGTGATGTCAGACCTGCGTGATTCCGGCTCTATTGAGCAGGACGCCGACAGCATCCTGTTTCTGTATCGCGACGAGGTTTATAACCCTGAAAGCCCTGCCGCAGGTATTGCTGAGGTCATTCTCGGTAAGTGCCGTTTTGCAGCAGCCGGCACCGTGATTTACCAGGAATTCAAGAACGGCCATTTTTTACCAATCGATCAGCATGTCGGGAAGGAGAAAACCCGTATCCAACTGGAGGCAGCTAAACCCAAAAAACAACAGCGTCGGTATTCCGACAAATACAACACCGAACCGTTTTAACCGCGCCTGACCAGCGCTAATTAACCAGCGAGGAAAGACCAATGACCGATTTATTGTATGCAAAAACTACCAGTGCAGATGATGGTTGTGACTGGGGACCAGTAATCATCTGGCGTATGAATGCTGGCGCGCGCGCCCGAAACCGAGCCTGTTACGTTCCCGCACCACGCCCGATCCAGGTAAACCCTGTTTATCGCGTAGCGAAAACAAAAAAAGCACCTGTGCAAGCCGTTAACACATCAGGGCGCTGGCTCAAAACCCACACCGCGACGGTTATCACTGCTAAAGGCGAGAAAACGGTAAAAATCCGCGAAACTGCCACCGTCTGGATTGCCGGGAGCAAGGAGAATTACGACAAACTTACCGGGCAGCGAGTCGGCGCACCGGGCCGTTGCCGCCTCCTGTTGGAGTCGATCACCCCGATTGTACGCAAAGCAAAATCGGCACCCGAAAAGGCCTCCGGAGAGTTATCAGCACAAAAGCTGGTGGCGCTAATGAAGGGCAAAACGCTGTCTTATCAGGGCATTCTCACTGCGATTAAAAAATATCACCCGGACATCAAAATCACCATTGACCAGTTGCACAAACGTATCTGGGGCATGGTTCAGTCCAAATACGTCGGTATTGAACGTCATGATGATATGCCGGTGACTCACTTCACTCTGAAAAACGTTGATCCACGTTTTTATGCTCATTCCGAAAAGAACGTGAGGGCTTAAGGCATGGCCGGGCAATCGGATTATCTCCCGCCCGGTTTACCGCTCAATCGCGCCAAATGGCCGCAGGAATTTCAACTCAAAGAGCATTACGACATGCGCGCTGCTGCGCTTATTCGCCAGCTCTATGAGAAGAAAACCACACGTTACGCGGTCGTTCAGCAGATTGAGGCAACGCCGGAGAGTCAACGAGAGTTTTTTAGAGAGCGCTTAAATTACTGGCGCGCGCAGAGAGAAGGTTAAAAATGAGAGAAGTTTTGCTGGAAAGTGCATATCGAAGGCTCATTGAATTAGAGAACCTTTTACTCCCGATCGTTCCAGACACTGTGTGGCCTGTTGAGGTAGGGATGGTATATTGTGGCCCGGACAGCACAGGCCTGGTGACGCTGGATGGGGTGGTTTATCGCATAGTCGATATTGGCATGCGCATGCTGCAACCGCATGAGCTATACCGGGCGCAGGGCTTCCCGGAGTGGTACATCATCGACCAGGATTTCCGGGGCGTGAAGTACGCGAAGGATAAGCAGGTGGCACGTTGTGGAAACGCAGTTCCTCCGCCATTCGCTGAAGCGCTGGTGAGGGCCAATTTGCCTGAATTATGTCATCAGAATGAGGCTGCGTAGTGGCTAAATCCGCAACTGAGCGCAAAAAAGCACAGCGGGCACGTCAGGCCAGAGCCGGTAACCGCAAACTGGAGCTTCAGCTCGATACCCAGGAGATTGAAATGCTTGAGCGCAACTGCGCCGCCCGGCGCCCTGGTCGTGCGCCGTATGATATGGCCGAATACGTCGCGCTGCTGATCCGTCAGGATGATGCACGGATACGCAACCGCATTAAGCGTATAAGCGTAAGCAAATGCACTAAATGCGGCGACGCGCTTCCGGTAAAAAGCTGCATCATGTCAGGTGATTCGCAGTGCTGGGTTACAGGTGGCTGGAAAAAGTTCATACTGACAATATGAGTCAGCAAAGCAATGTACGCTACCGCCGGGAACGGCGGTTTTTTCTTTTTAAAACATAGCTATACGGAATTCAATTTTTCACCGCTTTAACGTTTTGTGCTCTTAAAGATTTGCACTTCCTGCCACATGGGAGTATATATACTGTAATTTTATACAGTTGTTTGAGAGGGGGAGGCGTGATTGAGAAAACGGAGGTTGGGGATCATCTTCCCGATAACGGACGCGTACTCGTGACCCTCAGAAATGGCAAGGTTTCTTCCATAAGATTGGCTCATGACGACGAGCATCTTGCTACACTTAAGTCTTTGTTTGAATTGGCTGAATTGTCCGGTTTTACCATTGTTGAAAAGGACAAAATTAAGGTATAATTAAGCTATCGGGCTGAACACCCGATAACCTGTATTTCTGAGCAATTGCTGCGCTAAAGGGGAAACCAATGGCGCAGTATTCTTTTGTAAAATCAGCTGGCGGAGTATTAATCCCGGCAACGCCGGAAGCGCGCGAATTTATCGAAAAAAAATGCCGCATGGGCGCTGTGCTTTACGCCGACTTTAAACAAGCACGTAATCCGGCATTTCATCGCAAATTTTTCGCGCTGCTCAATCTTGGGTTTGATTACTGGCAACCGACAGGCGGTACCATTTCCCCGGCCGATAAAAAACTGGTTCGTGGGTATGTGCAGCTGGTGGCCCATTATGCCGGGCATGAAGAAACACTCCAGGAACTTGCCGATCAGTATCTCCGCGACGAAGCGGAAAAACGAGCCGGAAATATTAGCGCGGTAAAATCGTTTGAGGCTTTCCGTGCTTGGGTAACTATTCAGGCAGGCTTTTACACCGAATACGAAATGCCTGACGGCACCACCCGCAAAGAACCTAAATCCATATCGTTCGCAAAAATGGATGATATCGAATTTTCCCAGCTCTACAAATCCGTTCTCGATGTGCTCTGGAATTTCATCCTGTACCGCACATTCCCGACACAGCAGGCCGCAGAAAACGCAGCCTCGCAATTATTCAGCTACGCCGCGTAAGAAATATCGCCATGACTAACGACGATAAACGCTGGCTGGCCGACGTTGCCTCACTGGGTTGCGTTGTATGCCGAAATCTTGGCTATGGCGCATCACCCGCAGAAATCCATCACATACGCACAGGGCAGGGAATATCCCAGCGTGCAGACCATAAAAAAACATTACCTCTGTGCACACCTCACCACAGAACCGGCGGGCATGGCGTTGCTATCCACGCAGGCCAGAAAACATGGGAAAAAAATTACGGTACCGAAACTGAGTTACTGGATCAGGTGACAATTGAAGTGAGGGAATTACGATTATGCAGAATTTAATTCCACTCTTAAGAGCAGCAGGAAAAACTAAAAAGTATCGTGGCGCCCAGCGTCCGGAAAGAACAATATTCTGTTTTCCTTCTTTTCTCACAACAGAGGCGGGCGATTTTTCCCTTCTCTATGCTCGCGCGCGCGCGCGTTTTGGGGGGTAATCAATGCCGCTGGTTGCCACCTTCAAAACCGACTGGTTCCGGGTCATTACCGACCTGACCAGAAAAAACCTCACGACACAGGAAATTGCCAACGAACTTGGCGTTTCGAAATCTGCCGTTCTGGGCTGGAAGTCAGGATCTGAACCTCGCCACGGTCATGGCGAAGCGCTTATTGCGTTGTGGTGCATGGCGACCAGCTCTGACAGGAAAAAATTACCCACGGTTTTGCATCGTCAGTGGTTCACCTTTCGTAAATCGCGTTTTGGTCGGGAAACTGACCAGGCATGCAAATAACAATGACCGCTCACCATTCATCCGGAGATATCCAAAATGGGTCGACCAAGAAAAAACGTTGAGGTACCAGGGCAGGAAACTGCTGGTACCGATACAACCAATATCGTGGCGGAAGGGCAAATGCTTAATTCTGTCCCTGTTAAACAGACCGTTGCTGATGCCCCAATTACAGCGACTGAGATCCAGACGCTTAACGCAGAAGGCCAGCGCGCAGAGCGGGAGGTTATCCAGAAGCGCGTTGCCAGTCTGCTGGACGATGCCGCACTCGCTGAGCGCAATACTCTGCTGGGTACCATCAACGAGCAGGGCGCGGCCATCATCGCCCGCTTTGAAACGCTGGGTTACACCGACCTGGCTGACCAGCAGCTGACCGACAATCTCGAATTCCTCCAGCTCGTCAAAAAAGCCACTACGGCGGAGCCTGCCGCGCCGCTGGGCTACGTGACGAACGACGAAGGCAAACGCCAGCCGGTTACGGGTAAGCCCGTTCTGACTGAGCACGGCTGGCACGTTCCGGGCTAAGAGGGGATCGTTATGTGTGGAGGTGGAGCACCTAAGGTCGTACAGACCGACCCGCAGGCCGAAGCGGATGCAGCTGCCGATGCAGCGGCAAAAGCGGCAAACGCAGATGCAGCAGCACGCAAGAAGCGCAAGAAAGGCTCGTCCCTTCTCGCCAGTGGCGCAGAGGGTGCAGCCGATTCTGGCAGCTCTCTGCTGTCCTCTGGTGCGCAGGCAGCGCAGCAGAAAAATACTCTGGGGGCGTAACTGATGGATGAACTCGCCGTTAAGCTGATTAAGCGTTCCGACACGCTGAAAGCCAACCGCCAGCAGCATGAAAGCGTCTGGCGCGAGTGCTATGACTACACCTATCCGCTGCGCGGCGCGGGATTCTCTGACGAAGTGCTCGACGCTCAGAGCGCAAAACACAAGGTGGCGAAGCTACTGGACGGCACCGCCACCGACAGCGCCCGCATGCTGGCCTCTGCGCTCATGTCCGGCATGACCCCGGCAAACGCGCAGTGGCTGAACCTCGACAGCGAATCGTTGCCGGACGATGCCAAAGCCTGGTTGTCTGAGTGCGCAACGCTGGTGTGGGAAAATATCCACGCGGCCAACTTCGACGCCGAGGGATACGAGGCGAATCTCGACGTGGTGTGCGCTGGCTGGTTCGTCCTGTACATCGACGAGGACCGTGAAGAGGGCGGCTACACCTTCCAGCAATGGCCGCTAGCGCAGTGCTATGTCACTTCCACCCGCAAGGATGGCATCGTGGACACGATTTACCGCCGCTACCAGCTGACCGCTGAGCAGGCCATCAAAGAATTTGGCGCGGACAAGGTCAGCGAGAAGATCCGCGACGCGGCGAAGAAAAAGCCTGACGATAAATTTGATTTCCTGCACTGCATTTTCCCGCGGGAAACCTACATGGTGGATGCGCGCCTGGCGAAAAACATGCGCTTTGCGTCGTACAACGTCGACGTGAGCAACAAGCAGGTGGTGCGCGAATCCGGCTATCACGAATTCCCGTGCTGCGTGCCGCGCTGGATGAAAATCCCCGGCGGCTCCTACGGTATCGGTCCGGTGTACGACGCACTGCCGGACTGCAAAGAGCTGAACGAAACCAAACGCATGGAGAAAGCTGCGCAGGATCTGGCTATCTCCGGCATGTGGATTGCCGAAGACGACGGCGTACTCAATCCGCGTACGGTCAAGGTCGGCCCGCGTCGCATCATCGTGGCGAACAGCGTCGACAGCATGAAACCTTTGCTGACCGGTGCAGATTTTCAGGTAGCCTTTACCGCAGAAGATCGCCTGCAAGCATCAATCCGCAAAATCATGATGGCCGACCAGCTTCAACCGCAGGACGGTCCAGCCATGACCGCCACCGAGGTGCATGTGCGCGTTGCTCTGATTCGCCAGCTGCTCGGCCCGGTGTACGGCCGGTTCCAGGCTGAATATCTCCAGTTGCTGGTGGCGCGCTGCTTTGGCATCGCTTTCCGCGCTGGCATCTTCTCCCCACCGCCTGAGAGCCTCCAGAACGCCAATTTCAACGTGCGTTACATCTCACCCCTGGCACGCGCGCAGAAGCTGGAAGACGTAACGGCAATCGAACGCCTCGGCGCGAACGTGGCAAACCTGGCGGGCATCAGCCAGGACGTTGTTGACCTCATCGATACCGATGATGCCACGCGCGTTGTGGCTGAAGCTCTCGGCGTTCCGGCTAAAGTAATTCGCTCATCTGATGCTGTGGCAGATCTCCGTGACCAGCGCCAGAAAGCGCAGCAGCAGGCCGCACAGCAGCAACTCATGATGCAGGCTGGCACCGAGGCGGCTGGAGCCGCAGGGCAGACAGCAGGCGCGGCAATAGGGCAACGACTGGCAGGTAACCAATGAGAATAAAACAGGCTACGCCTCAGGACTTTAAGCGCATTTTCGAAGAGATGCCTGGCGGTTCTCAGGTGCTGGAAGAATTAACGCGCCGCTTCGGGCGTGCTGCGTATGTCCCCGGTGGTACTGAGGGCGACCGCGAAACGTGTTACAGGGCAGGGCAGCGATCCGTACTGGATTACATCCTGCGCGAAATCAACAAGGCCGATGGAGTAGAAGACGATGTGGAAGCTTAAACACTTATTCATGAACGCCGAGCAGGGCGCAGAACAGCCAGGCGGCGGTAACGGAGGTAATGAAGATGGCAGCAATAATCCGGGCGCTGGCGAACCTTCTGGTAATTCTCTACTCAGTACCGGTGCTGGTGAGCCGGGCGCGTCTGACTGGTTACCGGAAAAATACCGCGTTATGGGCGAGGACGGAAAACTCAATATTGAGGGCTCTGCCCGCAAACTGGCGGATGCTCACACTTCGCTTGAGAAACGTCTTGGCAGCGTCGGCACGCCGCCGAAAACTGCTGATGAGTATGAGCCTAAGGTAGAAGTCGAGGGCTTCAACTGGGAAGAGTTCAAAGCCGATCCGCGCATGCAGAGCTTCATTAAAACTGCACACGCCAAAGGCATCACCAACGATCAGATGAGCTTCATCCTGGGTGAATACGCACAGCGTGCTCCTGAGCTGGTGGGCGGTGCCGCTGAGCTGGATTCACAGTCTGCCACCACGCAGCTGCGCGAGGTGTGGAAAACCGACGCAGAGTTTAAGCAAAACATCGGCCTGGCTTTCCGAGCGTTTAATTCGCTTGCTGACGATGCTGACAGGGGCCGTATTGACGAGATCGGCAATAACCCGATGGTTATCCGCATGCTGGCTAAAGTCGGCGCTGAAATGCAGGAAGATGCGCCAGCGGGCGGCGATGTCAATCTCGAAGAGCAGCAGACCATTCGCGACCTGATGAAGTCCCCGGCGTACATGGATCCGAAACACGCCGACCATGAGCGCGTATCAGCGAAGGTCAAAGCGTATTACCAGAAGCGTTACGGTGATCAAACAGTAGCGTGACATGTCACAACGATAACGCAAAAAGCCAGCCTGGCCCGCTGGCTTTTTCATTTGGTCGGGATTCCGACCGCGCACCTCGCTAACAATCTCCCCATAACCAGCCCGGCGGGGACGCCGGATACCTGATTTTTCCCGCAGTGCGTAAGCGCCACCCGCATTGTGCAGATTTGGGCCGGGAAACCGATACCCCAGCAGGCGATATTTTCTGGAGTGATTGTTATGTCATTTGATGCCAATAAGAACATGATCACCGCTGCGTTTATCACGCAGTTTCATGATTCTTTCGAAATCGCCGCACAGCAGAAGGATTCCCGCCTTCAGGCAGCGGTAAACGACCGTGGGATGATCACCGGCGAAGCCTTCACCATTAACGATATGGGTACCATCGAAATGACGCAGATCACTACGCGTTTCGGTGACACCGTATGGGACCTGCCAGAAGCCGGCACCCGTAATGCGTTGATGGCGGATTACGCTGTATTCGTTCCTGTTGAAAAACGTGACCTGCGTAAATTGCTGGCCGACCCTCAGGGGCCATACCTTCAACTTACCCTGGCGGCCGCCAACCGTAAAAAAGACGATGTTGTGTATCGTGCACTACTTGATGATGTCATGCGTAAGACATCCAACAATGGTGCGTATGCACCGGTGTCACTGCCTGTGTCGCAGAAAATTGTTGCTGGTGGTACGGGCATGACCAAAGCCAAGCTGATCGCTGCGAAAGCGATGTTCCGCCGTAACGAGTGCGACGAGCAGAACGGTGAAGAGCTGTACATCACCTACAACGCCGACATGCTGACTCAGATCCTCAGTGATACCACCCTGACTTCTGCCGATTTCATGGCGGTGAAAATGCTCCAGGAAGGTGCTGTATCCGGCAACTGGCTCGGCTTTAAGTGGCTGGCTTACGAAAAACTGGATTCTGTGACCGATGGCGATCCGGCAGTCACCACCAAAACCGCAGTCGCCTGGTGTAAATCCGCTGTGCATTTCGGTACCGGTGCTGAGTACAGCGTCGACATCGGTCCACGTCGCGATAAAAACAACACCATTCAGATCTCTGTTGATGCGTCTTATGGTGCTGGCCGCGCCAACGAGAAAAAAGTCGTCGCCATCGATTTTGTTGTTTAAGCCGCTGGTGTGTTTGCCGGGGTACGCCCCCGGCCTTTTTTCATCTGAGGTTCTGCCATGACTTCGAGTGTCTCTATCTGCTCAAACGCTCTTCTGGCGCTGGGTGCTCACCCGATAAATGATTTCGACGAAGACACGGATCATGCCCGTCTTTGCGCCAACCTTTACCCCACAGTCCGCAATAAATTACTCCGCGCACACCCCTGGAACTGCGCGATAAAACGCGTTGTGCTCTCGCCTGTCAGCGCCGCACCTGTCTTTGGGTATGGTTATCAGTTTTCCCTGCCCGGTGATCTGATCCGCGTCCTGTCCGTTGGCGAACCGCGCGACGATATTGATTACCGAATTGAAGGTAGCCGGTTGCTGGCTAACGTAGACGTGATTCGACTGCGTTATATCTTCCGTAACGAGGACGAGTCCACGTGGGATGCCGCGCTGGTGGATGTGGCTGAAATGATGATGCAGTCCAAACTGGCATACGCGGTAACCGGGTCCGCCAGCCTGCGTGACAGCCTGACGCAAGAGGCGGCGTTTTTGCTTAAACAGGCCAAAGCTGTCGACGGTCAGGAAGAACCGCCGGAAGAGCTTGGCGGTTACCCTACCTATGAGTCGAGGTTCTGACATGCGCGCGAACCTCATAAAAACCAATTTCACCGCGGGAGAGGTGTCCCCGCGCCTGATGGGGCGTGTCGATATCGCCCGCTACGCCAACGGTGCGAAGATTATCGAAAACGCTGTAGTGGTCGTGCAGGGCGGCGTTGTCCGCAGACCTGGCACTCGCTTTGGGGCAGCGACCAAATACGGCGATAAAAAATCCCGTCTCATTCCCTACGTATTCAACCGTTCTCAGGCTTACATGCTGGAGTTCGGTGACGGCTACATGCGCATTTTTCAGAACGGCAAGCAGCTGGTCAACGAAGACAACACGCCGTATGAAATCGCTAGCCCCTATACTTCTGACATGCTGCCCGCCGTGAATTATGTCCAGGGCGCTGACACCATGTTTCTGGTTCATCAGTCTGTGAAGCCTCACCGTCTCCAGCGACGCGGCCAGACCGACTGGGTACTTGAGCCTGCACCGTTCATCGTTGAGCCTTTCGACGAGGTACGCGATACACCGCAGAAATGGTGCAAGCCATCCGTCAAAGAGTTCGTGGGCTCTGAAATTACGCTGACCCTGAGCGATGCGGATCCAGGCGATAACGAAACACCACCGTTTACCGGGGCTGGGTGGGTTGCTCAGGATGTCGGTTCTTACGTCCGGATTAACGAAGGGCTGGTGCTGATAAAAAGCATTACCAGTGCGCAGGTTGCTGTCGGTACCATTCGCAGCGATTTAAGCGCAACACAGGCAGCGTCACCCGGTTCGTGGACACGTGAGGATACTGTCTGGACTGACGATTTTGGCTATCCCGGTGCGGTTACGCTTTACCAGCAGCGGCTTGTTCTTGCCGGTTCCCCGAAGTATCCGCAAACAATCTGGTGGAGTGAAACGGGCGTTTATCTGTCCTTTGAGATTGGCACCGAAGATGATGACGCGATCAGCTTCACGTTGTCTTCTGACCAGCTCAACCCGATTGTGCATCTGGCGCAAATGAATACCCTGATTGCGCTGACCTACGGCGGCGAGTTTACGATCACCTCAGGCAACGATGCGGCCATTACTCCGACCAATATTTCGGTGAAAAACCCAAGCCCGTACGGCTGCAACGGGATCCGCCCGGTGCGCGTTGGTACCGAAATCATGTTCGTGCAGCGCGCTGGCCGCAAGCTCTACGCAGTGGCGTATGACCCAGACAGCTTTGTTTCCTATTCCGCCAACGATATGACGGTGCTGGCTGAGCACATCACCGCCGGTGGCGTGCTGGACATGGCCTATCAGCAGCAACCAGATGCATTTATCTGGATGGTCAGAGCGGATGGGGTTGCGGTCACCATGGCTATCGATCGCGCTCAGGACGTTATTGCATGGTCCCGTCAGGTGACTTCCGGCGCGTTTGAGTCGGTGGCTACCATCCCGTCCGATACCGACGATGTGGTCTACGCCATCGTACGTCGTGAGATTAACGGCCAGACAGTTCGTTATGTCGAGGTTTTCGACAGTAAGCTTTATACCGATGCAGCCGTGACGGGCACCAGTAGCGCCGGTTCTGCCACGTGGTCCGGTCTTGCTCATCTTGAGGGGCAGACGGTTGATGTGGTGGCCGATGGCGCCGTTATGCCGCAGTACACTGTTTCCTCTGGTCAAATTACCCTGTCCCGCCCGGCGAAAAGCGTGGAAATTGGTCTGCACTTCGAAAGTACGATCGAAACGCTTTCGCCAGAAGTCCAGACCACAGAGGGTACGACACAGAACGCGAAGAAGCGCACCAGCGAAGTGACGATGCGTTTTCTCGAAACAACTGGTGCGGAGTGCAACGGCCAGGTCATCCCATTCCGCCGGTTCGGACCAAAAATCCTCAACCAGCCCGCACCGCTTTTCACCGGCGATCACTACTGGGGAAAACTCGGCTGGGAGCGGGGGGAAGACACCCTGCTTATTCAGCAGCGCCAGCCGCTGCCATTCCATCTTCTTGCGATTATTTTCACGTTCACCAGTAACGGGGGCTGACATGGTACGTAACGCAAAATCCGGGGATATCCCGGCGCTGATCGAGCTGGGCGCGCGGATGTATATCGAGTCCCGCTATTCGCAGAATTCACCTTTTGATGAAGAAAAGTGCGCAGAACTTGCCCGTAACCTTATTTCATCTCCTGCCGGCTGTTTGCTTGTGGCAGAAAAAGACGGTGCTGTAATCGGCTGGCTGGCCGGCGGGATTGCTGAGCAGTGGTTCAGCCGCCAGCTCATGGCCTTTGAGTATGGGTTGTTTATCGCGCCTGAACATCGCGGCGGCACGGCTGGCCCGCGTCTCGCTAAAGCCTTTATCACCTGGGCGGAAGACCACGGCGCCGCCATCATAAATATGGGTATCACCACGGGCGTACATGAAGAGCGCACTGGTGATTTGTATTCACGTCTCGGCCTGTCCCGTACCGGTCTGCTTTATTCCAAAGAGGTGTAACGATGTGTACCGGGTTAGAGGTGGCTGCAATTGGTGCGTCTGTTCTTGCAGCTGGTGGCGCGGTCTATAGCGGGCAACAGCAAAAGAAAATGTCCAACTATCAGGCGGCGCAGGCGGAAGCAGATGCAGAAGCCGCGCAGGCTGCTGCACGCGTAGAAGCTGATCGTATTCGTAAGGCGGGCAGGGCACAAGCAGCCCAGGCAAATGCAGCTCTGGCAGCATCAGGTGTTGACACAGGGGAGGGTACAGCACTGCGTATTCAGTCCGATATTGTGGGTGATGCGGAACAGGATGCGTACCAGACCATTCTAGACGGCGCGAACCAGAGCGCCCGGCTCAACGCGCAGGCGTCTGCTGACCGCATCAGCGGCCGTAATGCTTCAACATCTGGCTATATCAGTGCGGGCAGCTCGCTGCTGAGCGCTGGCGGTACAGCGTATAACGGCTGGAAAAAAGCAGGGAGTAAATAAGCGTGAGAATTCCAACGGGTAATTTTGGTAACGTTGCGCCGCAGGCTAATCCGACCCGGGTCGGTGTCAGTAATGTTGGCCAGATTGGTAACGCTGTAGCTGGGCTGGGGGCTGCTCTGGGCCAGACTGTGGATGATTTGCAGCGTACGCAGGATAAAGCTGATGTGGCTGCTACCCAGGCGATACTTACCGATCTCGATGCGAAATCCAGCGACCGCTGGGAGAACCCGGAGACCGGCGCGCTGGTAACCCGGCAGGGGTTTAAGTCGTCTGGCGTTGGTCTGGACATGGACAAGCTGGATTCATCAGACTACGCAGAAGCCCGCAAACGCGTACCACAGAGCCAGTTGCAGTATTTCGATGCGCAATGGAAAGCTGGTCAGATCCGCCGCGCCAGCACCTACAACAGCTTTGAACGTAGCCAGACCGAACAGGCCCAGCGCCAGCAACTCGACGCGACGGTAAAATCGTCCGTTGAACAGGAAGCGGGGGCGTTTGACGACCCGCAGGCAGCTGCGTTAATTCGCGGCGCCCGGCAGCACTCGATTTCATTGTATGGCCAGGCACAAGGATGGTCACAGGAGCAAATTGACCAGGCGGTTTCTGAGGCAAATTTGCGTGCTACGGACCAGCGAGCCCAGAATTATGCGGTTACCAATCCTCAGGGCTGGTTAAATGGCGATTTTCCAGTGAAAGATACCGGTGCGCTGGATATGCGCGCCATCGGGATAGTTGAATCCGGCGGTAAGCATTTTAATGCCGACGGCAGTATTATCACTTCTTCTGCCGGTGCGCAGGGAAAATACCAGCTGATGCCGGACACAGGTAAGGAGCTGGCGGCGAAGCGCGGTATTGAATATAACCCGGCAGACGAAGAGCAAAATGCCCTGCTGGCAAGCGATTACGCAAATCAGCTGTATGGTAAATACGGCTCTGAAACGCTGGCAGGTGCTGCGTACAACTGGGGTATGGGCAACGTTGACAAACTGATCGCGAAAGCCGGGGACCCACGTAAAGGCGAAATATCTGAGGCTGATTTTGTTCGGCAGCTACCTGCGGAAACTCGCGGGTGGCTGGCCCGGTACCGTAAAAATAAAACCGGACTCGATCCGGTGTCTGTCAACAAAATCGATAATATCGCCGAGTCGAAAATTCGGGAGCAGCGTACAGCCCTGCGCGAGCAAATAGACCCAATTCTGAATAATACAATGGTACAGCTGTATAACGGTGAAGTGCCGGACGCTATGCCTGATAAAGCCTCCATCATGTTTGCGTATGGCGAGCAGGGGGCAAAGGCGGTTAAGCAGCTCGATATTGCGATCAACAACGCCAAAACCTTCCAGGCGATACAGTACGTTTCCCCAGAACAGCAGCAGTCAGAAATTGCGAGGTTAAAGCCTCAGGCAAATGACCCTGATTATGCGCTGAAACTCGATGCATACGGCAAACTTGGCGCGCTGGTGCAGAAAAGCAATGAAGCGATACAGGCGCAGCGTGATGCCCGTCGTTTTAACGAAGCGCTGTCTATGGGCGAGAAACTCGACCCTACCAATAAATCTATGCAAAAAGCCGCTGACGCAACACCAACGGCGCAAAATTTCCGGATTAACGACGCCACTACCCACGACGGGATCGTACAGCAGGTTGCCCAGACCGGGATCATTCCTTCGCAGGTAACCACCCAGTTATCGGCGATATCCCGCTCGCGCAGCTCTGAGGCGGTACGTCAGGGTGCTGAGTTATTTAATCGTCTCTATGACACAGATCCTGCGTCTGTTGGCAACATGCCAAAGGATATGCAAGGGTTTTATCTCACCGTTAAGCAGCTTACCGATTCTGGCATGGCGTCCGAAACCGCTATCGAGCAGGCGCAGAATCTGACCTACAACCAGACCGATGCGCTCAAAGCGCAACTGGCATCAACTCAGAGCACCAAGGAGTACAAAAAAGACCGCAGCAAAGCGATGGATTCCGCAGTGAGCAGTATGTCTGGCTTCTTTAGCTGGGGAAATCCATCAGCCGACGACCAGACGCCGGAGGCTGCACGTTTCCGTAACGATTACCAGTCGCTATACGACATCAACTATCGCACCACCGGCGGTAATGCGGATGCGGCGAAGAAAATGACCAACCAGCAGATCGCACGTACATGGAGTATCAGCGAGGTGAACGGCAGCGCTAAGCTTATGAAATATGCTCCGGAAGCACTTTATAACTACGGACCGTCTGGCTGGCAGGCAGCGCAGTGGAAAGAAGAAAAAGAGAGCCTGATGTATGGCGAACGCAAGGGTGATATCTCCACCAGCCCAACGCAGCTCGGGATCACCTCCGGAAGCGCTGCACCTGTTATCAGTAAAACGCCAGAATCGCGTATTGGCGGAGAACTGGAGATAACTCCTGATGTGCTGACGGCCCGCAATGGCGATTACGCCATCATGGTGCGTACAAAAGATAAGGATGGTATCGAGGCGGTACAGCCGTTCTACGATTCGTACGGCAGACCGATGCGCTGGAAACCGTCACTGGAAGAGTGGGCGCCATACAAAAAAATTCAGGAAGAGCGTGAAGAACATGATCGCAATGAGCTGCAACGCGGTCAGGATATACGCGGGTTCAAAGATAAACACCGCGCACTCGACGAACAGTATAAGCGTCTGCACAACGAGCGTATGGACAGAGTTAAAAATTACTTTTCGTGGAGCACTGAATAATGCCGGTATACGCCACTCATGAAGAAATGAATAACGGATTCACTCCGGCGGGTAATGTCCTGGCGGCGCCTTCCGGGTTTGATGTCCCGTTGCCTGAGGGTACCAACCCGGCCCCCCAGCAGGATGAGCCGTCTGTATGGAGCGCTGCATTTCGTCAGAATAACCTGTTGGGCGAGATGTTCCGCCCGGCGAAGCAGTTTGAGCCTGTAGACGGGTATAACCCCTATGCTGATAAAACCGAGCTGCACGGCTATGAACAATGGGGATCCGCTTTTGCCGACTCCCGTTCGCCAGAAGAAACTGCCTGGCTGAAACAGCAGATTGACGACGAAAACGAGGATCGGCGGGTACTTTCCGAGGCCGGGGGGGAGGGTGTTCTCGCCAGCATTGCCGCCGGGGTTGTTGACCCGGTTACAGTAGCTTCGATGTTCATCCCTGGGGCGCAGGGGGGCGCAGTGGCTCGTATTGCGTCGCAGGCTGCAATCGGTGCGGCTGCAACAGCAGCGAGCGAGGTTGCGCTTAACAACCAGCAAATAACCCGCACATGGGGCGAAAGCGCGTCTCACGTCGCAGCGGGTGCATTGATGAGCGGTGTATTTGCGGCGGCTGGCGCCGCGCTGTCTCCTTCTGTTCGCACTAGGGCCACGCGCGAAGTGGCTGATGCGCTCGATAGTATGAGTATCACGTCAGCGACGGATACGGCAGCGGCTTCCCTTTCAGAAGGTGGTAGCGTCGGCGCGGCACGAATCAGCGAAGCCACGCTCGAAGATCTCACTCCGGCAGCTGGTGGCCCGGTCGGTAAACTGGCGCGAAAGGCAGGTAGCTATCTGACACCGTTCACCCGCCTGATGGAGTCACCGTCGAAGACATCCCGCCGCACGGCTCTTGAGCTGGCAGAGAATAATTATACACTTCAGGGTAATGCCCGCGGCATCGAGACACCTGTCGCCGCAGAAACCCGCGTTCGTGGGTGGCGTCGTGAAGAGGCCGCTGTTGTTGTGACAAACAAGCAGGCCTACAGCCAGTACAAAGCCACCGGTGGTGACCTGAGCTTTTCTCAGTTCCGCGAAGAAGTGGGTAATGCCATGCGCAGCGGCGATGTGCATGCTAATCCGGTAGTGCATGAAACGGCACAGGCGATGCGGACCGTGGTTAACCGGGTGAAAGTGGCGCAGCAAAAGCTGGGCCTGCTGCCGCCTGACGAGGAGCTGAAAGCCATCGGCCAGGAGAGTTATTTCCCGCGCGTGTACAGAGTCGGCAAAATCGTTAACGAGCGCGATAAATTTCGCGACATGCTGGTCGACTGGTGGTCGCGCGGTGAGAAAACCATGTCCCGCGAAGAGGCGGAAATTACAGCTGATGCCACGATCAATAAAATCGTCGGCGCAAAAATCCCGCAGGATTTCGCAAACGTCTTTATGGTGAAAGCGGCAGGCAGCACCCGGTCGCGTACGCTCAGCGTTCCCGATCGCCTGATGAAAGATTATCTGGAGAGCGACGCCAACTATGTGCTGCAACGGCATATTCGCGAGGCGTCGGCAGAGGTGGAGCTGACGCGCGCATTCGGTAATAAATCACTGGAGAAGCAGCTCAAGGATATTCAGGACGAATACGATGCGCTGATGCGCCAGAATCCCAAAGACCAGGCGAAACTGGCGAAAGCCCGCGATAACGATATCCGCGACATCACAGCGCTGCGCGACCGCCTGGCGGGTACCTACGGCATGCCGGACGATCCATCATCATTTTTTGTGCGCGCTGGTGCGTTTCTGCGCAGCGCTAGCTTTGTAACCAAGCTGGGCGGTATGACCGTTTCCGCTATTCCTGATCTCGCGCGCGGTGTGATGGTTAATGGCTTTGGCAATACCATGCGCGGTTACTCAGCGCTAATCAGCCGGTCGCCAGCATTCAAGGCCAGCCGCGCCGAACAGTTAAAAATGGCCGTCGGGCTGGAAACTATCCTGCATACTCGTGCGCGTACGATGGGTGACCTGGTAGACAGTTCTGCCCGCACTACGGCGGTAGAAGCGGGAATGGAGCGCGTTACTGATGCGTTCGGCAAGCTCACGCTGATGGGCCACTTCGATGATATGAACAAATCGGTAAACGGCATGATCACGTCCGACGGCATTCTCTCCGGCGCGTTCGCTGGCCGTCGTCTGGCGAAGCTTGGTATTAACGACAACATGGCCGCGCGTATCCGCAGCGAGTTCGAGAAGCACGGTGAAGTCATCAACGGCTGGCATATCGGTAATTTCGAGAAATGGGATGATCAGCACGTGGCTGGCGTTTTTCAGTCGGCGGTACTCAAAGACGTTAATAACACTGTTATCACGCCGGGGATAGGTGATACACCACTATGGGCCAGCACGCCGCTCGGTAAAACCATCTTCCAGTTTAAATCGTTCGCTACCGCATCCTATAACCGTGCCACACTGGGCGGCCTGCAAGAAGGAACCGGGCAGTTTTATTACGGTACCGCTTTTCAGATTGGTCTCGGCGCGCTGACGTACGCGCTTAAACAGACTGCAAACGGTAAAGAGGTAGACTGGTCGCCGAATAAACTGGTACTGGAAGGTGTTGACCGCTCCGGTATTCTTGGCCCGCTGATGGAATATAACAATATGGCGGAAAAGGCCTCCGGCGGTATGGTGGGGCTGGGTGCTTTGCTCGGTACCGGCACACAGTCACGTTATGCCAGTCGAGGTTTTATCGGCTCTGCATTGGGTCCGACGTTTGGCCTTCTCGATACCATTACCGATGTGACAGCTGGCGTGCTCAATGGCGATGCTGGCGATCGGGTTCTGCACAACGTACGTACGCTGTTGCCGGGTAATAACCTCTTCTGGATTGCTCCTCTGATAAATCAGGTTGACCCTGGTATGCGGTAATCGGTCGGGATTCCGACCTCTTGTCTGTTACATCATTGCCCTGTATTCACTATGGGGCTTTTTTATGCATCAGGATTACAAAACACGCCTTACCGCGCTGAGCGATAAACTCACCGATATGGTGCTCGAAGAAGCCGATCCGGATAACTGGCCGGGGGCAGGGAAGAAACCGAGCGAACTGACGAAAGACGAGCGCGGCGACCGCTACTGGGACAAGAAGAACGCAGCCGCATCGCTGACGCTGTTGATTAAGGTTCACTCCCTTATCGGCATGCAGACGCGCGGAGGTACGCCAACTGATAATCCTGGTCAGGATGATGAAGCTTTTGCGCTGGGCCAGCAGGTATCGAAGGCTGAGCGTGAAGCAGCCGCTATTATCGAGCGTCTCCAGAAAGGCAAAAAATGATCTCCTTCCTCGCCTTCTTTCTGATGTGGGCGGAACGGATGCAGTGGAATGTACCGGACTGTCACTATAAAGCCTGCCACTGGCTGGAGCATCGCGGTAATCTCGCGGTGCTTCGCTGTTTCCGTGGGTTCGGCAAATCGACAATTCTCGCGGTCTATAACGCCTGGCGGTATTACTGCGATCGGCAGTATCGCATTTTGCATCAGTCTGAATCCGATGGTACTGCGTATAAAACCAGCCGCGATACGCAGAACGTTTTACGTAATCATCCGCTGACGAAAGGAATGCTACCGGACGGGCAGGGGACGGTAGAGCAGTGGTGGGTCAACGGTGCGCTGGATTTACGTAACGGCAGCATGTATGCCAAAGGCATTCTGTCTAACGTTACATCCGCCCGTGCCAACGAATGCCAGAACGATGATGTAGAAGTACCCCGCAATATCCAGACGCCAGAAGCGCGTGAAAAGCTGCGCTATCGCCTGGGTGAACAAACGCACATCCTGATCCCCGGTGGCCGCAAACTCTACATTGGTACGCCGCATACGCATGACAGCCTTTACGATGAGGTTGAGTCTATGGGCGCTGACTGCTTGACCATCCGGCTATTTGAGAAAGAAAAACGCGTTGAGGCCAAAGACGCTACGCAGCTGCGATACAGCTTATCTTTCCGGCCGGAATATGTTTTCGCCGGGATCCATAAAAGTGCCCGCCTGCTGGTGGAAGATGTCGACTACAAAATTACGGCAAGCGGGGTTGAATTTGCCACCGCGCCCGACACCGTTATTGATTTCTATGCAGATTGCGCCTGGCCTGAGCGATTCACGCGCGATGAAATGGAGAATCGCCGCAAAGAAACGCGCACGATTAACGAGTGGGACAGCCAGTATCAGCTGCACAGTAAACCCGTCGGCGACGTTCGTCTCGATCCAGACCGAATTCGCGAGTACAACATCCATCCGCAGATCCGCTATGCGAACCGTACGGCCTCGCTATGGCTGGGTAACGTGCAAATCGTCGGTGCTGTAGCCTGGTGGGATGTGGCCACAGGTAAAGTTAAAGCGGATGCTTCGGCGTTCTCGCTGATGCTGACGGATGCGAGAGGGCATTTGTACTGGCACATATGCCAGGAGCTTACCGGGGAGCTGGCAGAGTTTGACGATAACGACAAAATCACTGGCGGCCAGGTGGCGCAGATCAAAGAACTGGTACTCAAATATCAGATCCCGGTTGTGTGCGTTGAGGTGAACGGCCCCGGCAGCTTCGCGGGCAAATTGATTCGTCAGGCGCTTAAGGGTACCGGCTGCGGCGTGCGAGAAGAATTCAGTATCACCAACAAGCAGAAACGCATCCTCGATGCGTTTGAAGCGCCCCTGTCTTCTCGGTTCCTCTGGGCGCATACCGATGTGCTCGACGGTCCTGTCTATGGCCAGATGCGTGACTTTAATCCTGCGCTGACCAACCAGCCGGACGACTTCATTGATTCCGGCGCTGGTGCAATAAGTCAGACCCCTGTACGTATCGGGAAAGTGGTCGGGATTCCGACCGGGCATGCGCGCGAAGATTGGCAGTTAAGTGACGGAGATCATCTGGTCGACGTCGATTACTAACCTGCCAGAGGTTTCGCATCATGTCGGTCCCTAACCAGACACCTTATATAATTTATAATGCCAACGGCCTGACGACCGTTTTTCCCTTCGAGTTTTACATCATTAATGCTGGGGATATTCAGGTCTCCATAAACGGTACACCAGTTTCAAGCGGTTACAGCGTTTCCGGCGTTGGTAATGTAACAGGCGGAGATGTGATTTTCATTACTCCACCTGCTGCGGGTACAGTAGTGATGCTGGAACGAGTGGTCCCGACTTACCGTTTGACCGATTACCAGGATAACGGTGACCTGCTGGCCGATACGGTAAACAAGGACTTTGACCGTCTGTGGATGGCTATCCAGCGTTCCTTTATCTACCTTGGTCTGGCATTACGTCGCCCATTGCTTGGAGGGCCGTTTAACGCAGAAGGTTACCGGATTGAGAAGCTTGCCGATCCGGTTAATCCGCAAGATGCTGCGACAAAACGTTACATTGATAATGTGAGTCTTGTTCGTGCGCTGCGTGTCCCTGAAAGCTCCATTCCAACACTTGCACCCGCGGAACATCGAGCAAATAAGCTGCTGGGGTTCAACAGCGCCGGCGATCCAGTATTCGTATCGCCGCCATCGGGGTCTGCCTCAGATGTCATGTTGCAACTAGCTGCAAGTGATGGCTACAAATATATCGGAGAGTGTCCAGATATCTCGACTTTACGGTCGATTGAACCAACAACACTCGGACAGTTAATAAGGGTCAAAAATTACTACTCAGACAAATTTGGTGGTGGGGGCTTCTTCCGCAGTGTTAATCCCGGAACGCTGGTAGAAGATGGCGGTCTTTATATCAAAACGTCCGGCGGAGCTGTGTGGCGGCGGTGCGTCAAAAATAAACAGGTCAGCACAGAAGAATATGGATGCTGGGATGGGAATACAGGATCTGACAACTCTGCACGCCTGTTGAAAGCATGCGCCTCTGGTCTTGACGTGAAAATGATGGGGGAGAATTATAATGTCGTTAGCATCCCTTCAAGTCGATTCAGCCTGACCGGGAGAATGAAAGCCTCTACTGCTGATTTTTCCACGGCATACGGTCGTACGCTCCTGACATTGACTGGAGCGAATGTAACTTATGACATCGATATCGACATGCAGAATTTCGGCGCTGGTGGTTTTATCAACCAGGGTACAGACACTGTTGGTCGCATCAAGGTTTCGAATATCTATGGTGCTAACAGAACGACTTATGGCCTCCAGAACGCAGTAACGGATGAAGGAATAAGAAACACCATTTCTGCCATTATTCGTAATATTCAGAAGGGGGATACTGGCGTTGATCCGCAGCCTGCTGCATTCACCGTAGGTGCTACAACTCAGCGAGGAAACTACCCAGATGTTAATATCTATGACAGTCAAGGTGGGGTAATCGTCGCAGCCACCACTGAAACGGTATTCGGTGTTATCACTGCCAGGTTGATCCACGATAATGGAATTTACTGCCTCGAGGGTAGTCGCGTTTCGATCTCTGAAATGGTTGTTGATAACGGATTAGGCGAGCCCGTTGTAAATGCTGGCGGTATAGTAAACATAGGGGTTCTGCGTATCAGAGAGTGCTCTGGATATGGCATTACATACTCGTACAGTGGAACCATGCGCATCGATGCCTTGTATATCGACAACACCCTAAGTTCATCTATTATGCCAATTCTGCGTAGCCGACCTGATAACGTGAGCAGCACAATCAGGATAGGCCGCATTGAAGGGGCATGTGTACTTGCTGGAGTTACTGCGAGCATTCTTCACTCTATGTTCTCCATTACGCAAGGTGTGACTGATCTGTATATTGGCGATGTAAATCTACGGGTAAATTACGTAACCGGCTCATATCTTGGCATGGCGGATTTTGCAGGGTGCTCAAGGATCCAGTTGGGTAACTGGACGATAGATTTCAATGACACCACAGGGACACTCACATCAGCAAGCATTGCTTACTTCTCTCTGCCTTCTACAGCTCAGTTCGCTGGCTCTCAGGTTGGGTATCAGAATTACAGGTCAACCACGGCGACGGTGAGAATGACTAATATTGGAAACGACACGATAGACTTTGCTGTGGGCCAGGCCGTGCAGGTTAACGCAGGTCCATATATCAGCAGCGCTATCTCTGCTAACTGCCGAATCTTCCATGCCGCAGCAGTACCAACAGCAGGTAAGTGGTACAGCGGGGATAAAATATTCATCATCACACCTGGAACATCAGTGAAACTAGGCTGGGTATGTACACAGTCCGGAGATTTCTCTGGAACAGCACCAACATTCCAGTTGATGGTGTAAAAGAAAAGGCGGCTAATGCCGCCTTCTTTTATTTGTGAGACATCATTTTTTGATAAATGGCATACAGACACAATGCAGCAGGGATCGCTGCCGTTCCCGAGTAAACAACGTGACCAGAGAAGAATGATACGAAGAATATCATGGTAAAGAAGCAAAGTGATATGAGTCTGGACATGCGAGTCTCATAGCATCCATATTTTACTTTTGACCACACAAACTTCATATAGTAGAAGAAGAAAACGACACCGGCTACGCCAAACCACAGGTACATATCAATCAGATCTATTTCTACCGATGATTTTATTCTCTGAAACTCAAGATATTCTTTGGTAAAACCGAAGAAATATTCACCAGTAATAAATGCGGAGTTTCCTTGAATCATTCTCCACGCCGCGTCTACAAACTCATCCCTTCCTGAGAATATTAATCGAGTAATTCCGCCATTCTCATATATATAAACGAATTGAGTCCATTTAGCTCCACTCAGTGTTATGTCTGGGTTGATTATGAAAACCAGCGCGAACACTGCGATAATGGCGGCAGGTATAAGGTACTTTACAGAAAGTGAACGGTATCTAACAAAGAACCATACAGCTACCATTGCGAGAGAAGCAATCATAGCTGTTTTTGTTGAAAGGAGTATGCTGCATCCAAGCAATGCAACAAGCAGGAAGAAAGTCCAAAAGTATCTATAGAAATAAAGTGAAACAAATGCAGCAAGGAACATAAGCAAAATGCTTACTTCATTTCCAGCAAAGAAGAACCCTTTAGCGCCGACAGAGTATTCAGCGTAAGCATCACTTAGGGCGGCGTCTCCATATGCAGAATAACCGTAACCCATTTGCGCCATAAGGAAATTGAGAAGCGTAAACCCTAGCGCTGAAACTGCTCCCAACGCGGCCATCCTGTGAGAAACTCTCAGTGCCGAGAGGGTGTCATAAACGACAAACATTAGCAGGCATCGAATTGCTATCTGCACAGTTTCTACCGGGAACTCATTGAGTTCAAAAGTAGTATAGCCGAGTATCGGACCAAGGCACAGGATAAGCATAAAAAATGAATAGAAAAAAAACCGTTTGATTCTGGTTGCCGCGAGCAGCAAAAGGCACAGACCTAATACAGCAGCTTTATAGAGAGGGGACACAAACCCTATGTCTCGCTCATAAGATAGCCACCCATTCAGCATGTCTACCGGTACAGAAAGGCAGAGAATTAGTATAAGAATTAATCGCATTTTTTATTCTTAAGATAGATTTCTAGTGTTAGCCAGGCTGCTATGAGCAGTAAAAAGATAGCCACTACCCACTTGTTATCCACAGATCCAGTGACAAGCAAGCATACCATTGAGACACCCAAAACTCTTGGGAGGTTAATCCCTTCTTTCATATGTCAGTACCGGGTAGTGCAAAGACGAAAAGCACAACTATCATGATGATTAGCCACTCCATCTTCTTCTCCTCAAAAAAGCAGTTTATCACATGTTTAGGAAAGTTCACTTATTCAGAAGGGCGAGTAAGATTCACTGTATGTATCACCAGCAAAAAGAGAACGGTTTCAAATTGTATAACTTATGACCATTGATTGGTATTGCTAATGATAAAAAACAAGCCATCATCACTGCATTTAATGGTGACAAATTAAATTTATGAACCTAATAAAATTAAGGAAGGCCGAAAAGTATCGGCCTTCGACTAAGTTAGTTCACGTCTTTACATTTTGTAAAGTCTATTATTACCGCGTCTGAATTGTGCATAACAAAATAGTCATCATTAGCAATTAATACACCTTGTTTGCATAAAGCATCTCTGGTTGCTCTTCCTTTGCTTATATGAATATAGTTGAGATAGATCCCATACTGCCGCATGAAGTAGTTTGCGAAAACCCAGTTCTCTCTTATGGATGGGGTAATCAGTTGACGAATGACAGGGAAGTTGTCTGCATATTTATTAGACACCTTGGAAAGCTCAGGCATGCCTATAAAAACAAGATTCTTAAATGGTTTATTTAAATTGTTAATATCTTTGGCAATTACTATTGCCCGATATTCATCAAGCCTTTTTTGCATGGTTGAAGCATTCCCATACGCTGCGGAAAGTGAGAAAGCGTAAACCACCGGGACAATCATCAGGAATTTCCAGTATCGGCTTAAGAAATATATCGCACAAAATACCCCAATGAATACTATGGCATTAACGCCAAGCAATACGCGGGGGTTTGTCACTGGTTTATAGAGTAATAGTAAGGGGCCAGCTATGCATATAAAAATAACTGGAAATGCAATGAGTATAGTTAACTTATCAAACGCAAGGTTTAATTTGTTTTTATTGTTATTGTGTGTAAATAAAGACTTTATCCATATCACTAATAGCAATACTACCAGAGCAACTGCTATCACGTATGCCGTTGTATCTAGTGAGTTTAATACTCTATCGTAAAATGCTTGAGCATTACTAAAAAGCAGACCTATCGGATCTGGTTTTTCAGTAATCATAATACTGTGATTTGTGTTGTAATCACCCTCGATAAAGGCAGGTACAATTGCTAAAGAGTAAATCACCTGAGCTACAAGTAATGATATGGCTTTGTATAAAGCGGTAAGTAAAATGCGACCTTCGCTATTTATTCCTGCTAGTATTGCAGCAAAACAAACTAGTATGATGTACACATTTATAGATGGCTGATAAAGACACATGGTGCCAATCAGCAAGACGGTGCCAACTGCACAGCCAGCTAAAGGTCTGAACTTTCCTGGGATTGTGAACGCAAGAGATGCGAATAATAATGATAAAGCCATAGGCAGAGAATCGAACTGATAAGAAAGATTCTCTAAATAAAACGGAGATATAATAAAAGAAAAAGCCAGTATGTTTCTTTTTGCTTTATCCTCAACACCAAAGTGCTCAGCAAGTAGAGCGCCGCAGAGCACAGTAATTAGCATTGCAATAATTATGGTGAAAGGGGAAAGGTTACTTATAGGGAATCCAAAGCTTAGACCCTCCATAATCCAGTCACTTAGTGGCCTTCCGTTTACACCCCATTTAGTATAACCCTCCGTTGCCCTTCCTATATCATCATTAAACATACGTCCTGCAATAATGATAGGAAGGATGTACACTAATCCTGCAATGTACGCAATTTTGTATCTGCTGAAGAACTGTTCAATCATCTTTCTTGCCCTTGTTTTTAAGCACATATCTTGGACGATTTTTCACTTCAACATATATCCTGCCAATGTATTCTCCAAGTACGCCGATACCGATCAACTGAATGCCGCCAAGGAAAAGAATAGATACCAGTAAAGATGGATATCCACGGACAGCATTACCGAACACCAAAGTGTCGAAAATCATCCACGCGCCGTAAAGGAATGCCACCCCAGCAACAAACAGGCCGATGTAAGTCCACATACGCAGAGGGAATGTAGAGAAGCTTGTGATCCCTTCAAGCGCCAGGTTCCACAACTTCCAGCCGTTAAACTTCGTGCTGCCTGCAACACGCTCGGCACGGGCGTACTCGACTACATCAGTGCGACCACCAACCCATGACAAGACACCTTTCATGAAAAGGTTACGCTCAGGTAAAAGCTTAATATTTTCTACAACCTCACGAGACATGAGACGGAAGTCACCAACGTTTTCTTCAATCTTCGGATTGCTGATCTTGTTGTGCAGCTTATAGAACCACTCAGCCGTCTTGCGCTTCAGTCGGCCATCTGTTGAGCGATCAGAGCGTTTAGCCAGAACCATATCAGCCCCGGCTTGCCATTTCTCTATCAGGTGAGGAATGACTTCGATAGGGTCCTGCAAGTCTACGTCGATCGGGATAATCGCTTCACCGGTCGCGTGGTCAAGCCCGGCGAAAAGAGCGGGTTCTTTCCCAAAGTTACGAGTGAATGACAGTGGAACAACAAGCGGATCGGCAACAGCAAGCGCGTTGATAATTGATTCTGTCGCGTCTTTACTGCCGTCATTAATGAAAACTATCTCAACCTCATGCTTCTGAAGCCCTTCAAATTCCCGAACAGTTTTATAAAAAATAGGTATCGCGTCTTCTTCGTTAAAGACGGGAACGACCAGAGAAATTTTCATTTCGCATCCCTAAAGACAATGAACTTTGAATAAATAAAACCGCACACCAGACTGATGGCGGAGAAAAGAATGAGAGTTACGATCGGAGCCATGCCGGACTTATCGGCAGCCCAACCAACAGCCGCGCTCAGCGAGCCCATGAACCCAACGTAAAGCATGTAACGCATGGTTGTGGTGGAAGACTTGAACGTGAACCTGGCGTTTGCAAAGAAGCTGAATGACACCGCCACGACGAACCCGGCGAAGTTGCCAAGTGCCTGGCCTGTGTGAAACGCATATATGCAAATAGCGAACACAACCCAGTGAATGAGCGTGTTTATGACACCGATCGATGTGTACTTAGCGAAGAGCTTTAACATTATGAGAATCAGTCTATTCTGAAAGGCAAAGAGTTTAGCACTTGTCACTAACCTAATCGACCTCCTCTATATGGTCGGGATTCCGACCGGTCTCCACGCTTACCCTCGGCTCACACAAATATTTTCCCCACAGGGGGTGAGGCATGAGGATGAACAACCTATCAGACGTAGCGGCAGGACTATCCTACGGCACATCTATTGGCAGCTTTGGGTACTGGCTGTTGCAACTACTCGATAAAGTGAGCCCCAGCCAGTGGGCTGCAATCGGCGTTCTTGCAAGTATTCTCTTTGGTTTACTGACGTATCTGACCAACCTGTATTTCAAAATCAAAGACGATCGTCGAAAAGAGGCCAGAGATAATGGCTACCAGCAAGACTAAATTCAGCGCCGCAGTTCTCGGACTGATCCTTGCCGGGGCGCCTGCTTCCGTCATCCTCGATCAGTTTCTGAATGAAAAAGAGGGAAACAGCCTCACAGCTTACAAAGACGGCGGTGGGGTCTGGACTATTTGTCGTGGTGCCACAATGGTGGATGGTAAACCGGTGGTGCAGGGCATGAGGCTGACCCAGGCGAAATGCGACCAGGTAAACTCCATTGAACGTAATAAGGCGCTGGCTTGGGTAGAACGAAATATAAAGGTGCCGCTGACCGAACCACAGAAAGCCGGTATTGCTTCGTTCTGCCCGTACAATATCGGCCCCGGTAAATGCTTCCCATCAACGTTCTATAAGCGCATCAATGCCGGTGACCGCAAAGGGGCCTGCGAGTCGATCCGCTGGTGGATTAGAGACGGTGGCCGCGACTGTCGACTGACAAAAGGCCAGGAGAATGGCTGCTATGGTCAGGTTGTACGCCGGGATCAGGAAAGCGCACTTGCGTGCTGGGGGATAGACCAGTGACCATTAAAGCAAAGCTGTTAGCGCTGGCCGTTCTGCTGGCCCTTTTCGCTGTTACCTTTTACGCGGGTTATCTGAAAGGCTGGTACGCCCATAGCGAAAAGGTAAACAGTGAGCATGCAGCGAAAAACAAAAAGGCTGAGAAAGCCGTCGCCAGTAGTGAGCAGAAAGCGGCAGCGGCCAGCGCAGAAGGTAAAGTGATTTACCGGACCATTTACCGAGATGTGGTGAAATATGCTAACGACCCGAATCATACTAAGTGCGATTTTGACGATCACGCTGTGCAGCTGCGGCAGCGAGCCCTCGATGCGGCCAACTCCATCAGCGGATTTGATGCAGGAGCCATGCAAGGGAGCGAGTAAAGCAGGAACAGACAGCGACGAAGATCTGCAAGCAGACATCGAAACAGCGGAATGCCTGCGGCAGTTACGGCTGGATAAATATCGTTGGCAAGCTTGGTACAGGGCTACGGAATAACGCACTCTTATTCACTAATCATTCCGAAGATTGGTGCCGGAGAGGTTGTAAGTGCATGTATTTAAGGCGTATATATTTGGGTCTATGTTCGGAATATTTTTATAATCTACTGATTTTATTGGTTTTAACAACCAATTTAAAATCCCTCGGCGTTCGCGCTGTGTGGGTTCAAGTCCCACTCCGGCTACCATGGGAAAAAGCAGAATAATCAAAGCAATAAGCAGTGTCGTGAAACCACCGAAAGGTGGTTTTTTTGTGCCTGCAATCCCCCCTTCCTGACAACAAATCTTATTTTCCAGCCCGGCACAGGGACAACTTTAACATGGCTCTCCGGCGACAAGCTCTCAAACGTCCAGGATGTGAACTGGTTTTTAAGTGAAAAATAAGCGGAACGGTAGTGAACCGACCAGCGCATAAAAGCTTCTCAGAAAGCTGTGTAGGGAGGTACGCAGAGGGTATGAAAACGGAAATGCCTCGGGCAAAGCGAACGGAAACTGGTACAACAGGTGGACGAACTGAGGCAGTGCCGCCGTACAGCATTGTCACTTACTGCCCAATCATCTGACTGTAAGCGCCGGGTATAAAAGCATGTGGCGATAATGCACGATGTGGCCGTGTGCACTTTGTATAAGAAATTTCACCTCTTAGCTGCTGCAAACGCATATATGTAAACGACTATTGAATGTCGTCTAAACGCATGTAGTATTGATGATCATCATTTGTAACATGGAGGTGGAATGTATAATCATAATCGTGATAAAAGTCATTTTGAGCATAAAATCCGTGAAATTGAGCTGCTCACAGAGCAAATCGCCGCAAAGCATATACTTTATGGCACTTCAAATCTGTTTTTTGAAATCCAACAGCTTGTGGGGAATTTGAAAAGAGAGATTGAATCCCATTGTCTTACCTATTCTGGGGGGACACATATCCTTGATGAACAGATACGGCACCTCCATGAACAGGATGAGCTGCTTACTTTTAACCGAGCGAAGATATACATAGTTGTCGAAAAAAATCGGACGACAACGACAACCATCGCGCTCAAACAGATTGGCTTCGTCGCCGGTGGCGCACAAGTTTATGGGGGCGCTAGTTTATGTGTTGGTTCGCTGGGTCTGGCATGTGCTGCGTACGGCGCCCCTATGATCGCTCATGGTTTAAATAATATGTACGAAAATGGCTATTATCTCCTTTTCCGTGAAGAACAATCAGGAACCCTGAGAGATGCATATAGATTTGCTGCTACGAAGTTAGGTTATGGTAATAACCAGGCAGACTTAGTCTATGGCGTCGTTGATCTCTCTTTATCAGCATATGGTGCGGGCAGAAAAGTTTTGGGCCCCAGAGAAAAGTCCTGGAGTTTATTCCACAATATCCAATCCGATTATATCAGAGGTTGGCAAGAAGCGTCTAAAACCGCAATGGCGCTGGATTTGACCAGTGGGAGTATTACGGGTTGGCAGATGTACCAGATAGCTAAAGAGAATTGATTATGTCACAAGAATTAGAATTTTCGCTTCATCCACCTGTTTGGCCTGCTATCGTGTATTTTGTTGTATCTGTGGCAATTTTTTTCCTGCTTTATCTCGGTAAACTAAAAGTTAACAGGCTGCGTAAATACCCGCTATTTATCGCATATATGGTGTTTGTAATCGCTGTTGCAGCCGTTCAGATAAACATCTTTGCTAATGGCTACGAGTTTGTCCGCAGCTTTTTGCATATCGATTTTGACCCCTATCGATATGACTCGGTATATTGGGGATCATTGTGTTTCTCCATAATTTACTTGCTGGCGTTGCCCCGGAACAAGTTTTAGCATAATGAAATTTTCATTTAAGGGACGCTATGTCTTTACCGCCATTGTATGCACTGCGTGGCTTTGTTGAATAAATCGAACTTTTGCTGAGTTGAAGGATCAGATCACGCATCTTCCCGACAACGCAGACCGTTCCGTGGCAAAGCAAAAGTTCAAAATCACCAACTGGCCCACCTACAATAAAGCCCTCATCAACCGTGGCTCCATAACTTTCTGGCTGGATGATGAAGCTATTCAGGCCTGGTATGAGTCGGCAACGCCTTCATCACGGGGAAGACCTCAGCGCTATTCTGATCTCGCCATCACCACCGTTCTGGTCATTAAACGCGTGTTCAGGTTGACCCTGCGGGCTGCACAGGGTTTTATTGATTCCATTTTTACACTGATGAATGTTCCGTTGCGCTGCCCGGATTACACCAGTGTCAGCAAGCGCGCAAAGTCGGTTAATGTCAGTTTCAAAACGCCCACCCGGGGTGAAATCGCGCATCTGGTGATTGATTCCACCGGGCTGAAGGTCTTTGGTGAAGGCGAATGGAAAGTCAAAAAACATGGCCAGGAACGCCGCCGTATCTGGCGAAAGTTGCATCTGGCAGTTGACAGCAACACACATGAAATCATCTGTGCAGACCTGTCGCTGAACAATGTGACGGACTCAGAAGCCTTCCCGGGTCTTATCCGGCAGACTCACAGAAAAATCAGGGCAGCATCGGCAGACGGCGCTTACGACACCCGGCTCTGTCACGATGAACTGCGGCGTAAGAAAATCAGCGCGCTTATCCCGCCCCGAAAAGGCGCGGGTTACTGGCCCGGTGAATATGCAGACCGTAACCGTGCTGTTGCGAATCAGCGGCTGACCGGGAGTAATGCGCGGTGGAAATGGACAACAGATTATAACCGTCGCTCGATAGCGGAAACGGCGATGTACCGGGTAAAACAGCTGTTCGGAGGTTCACTGACACTGCGTGACTACGATGGTCAGGTTGCAGAGGCTATGGCCCTGGTACGAGCGCTGAACAAAATGACGAAAGCAGGTATGCCTGAAAGCGTGCGTATTGCCTGA